ACGCGCTCAGCGATACCGATCTGAAGGATGTCCGGTTCCTGATCGGGCACAACACCGGCATGATTCCGCTGGCGAGGAGCCGGAACAACAATGAAAACAGCACCATGCAGATGACCGTCGAAGAGGATGGCATGGCGATCCGCGTTGACCTGGACACAGAGAACAACGCGGAGGCAAAAGCGCTTTATTCTGCGGTGAAACGGGGCGACTTGTCCGGAATGTCGTTCATGTTTACCGTTGATAAAGATAGCTGGGAGGACGTGGACACGGACTACCCGAAGCGGACGATCCGTTCGATCCGCAAGGTGTACGAAGTGAGCGCCGTGGCCTTCCCGGCATACGAAGGCACGAGCATCCAGGCGGCTTCCGAAGGCGACACGCTGGACAGCGTGAAAGCCTCGCTGGAGAGCGCAAGGAAGCAGCTGGCGGAGGAACGTGCCGCACAAGCTGAACAGGAACGCCGGACGGCGCTGCTGGAAAGGCTGAAAAAACTCACGGAGGTGTCAGACGATGAAGTTTGACGAACTGAACGTCGAGCAGCTTGAGGCCAGACTGGCAGAGCTGACCGATGAAACCAGCGAAGAGAAGCGGGACGCGCTGGACAATGACGGCCTGGAGGAGCGGATCAATGAGATCGAAGCTATCCGGGCGGAGCTGAAATCCCGCAAGGAAGCCGCCGCGGAAGAAGCGCGGAAGGCTGAAGAAGTCGCTCAGCAGAGCGGCGAACCTATTATCGAAACGGAGGACAGGAAAATGTACGAGATCAACACTGCCGAATACCGTGATCTGTGGATCCGGAACCTGCAGGGCAACCTGAGCGAAGAAGAGAAGAGGGCTTACAGCTCCTCCACCACCAACGCGGTGCCCACCCTGGTGAGCGACAAGTTCTTCGAGAAGATGAAGAAACTGGCGCCCATGCTGAGCGAGATCACCCTGCTGCGGGTCGCCGGCAACATCAAGTTTGTGGCCGAAGGCACCCGGAACCCCGCCGACAGCAAGCACACCGAGAACAGCGCGAACAACCCCGCCGCGGACACCACCGTGTACGTCCAGCTGGGCGGCTTCGAGTTCCTGAAGATCATCCAGATCTCCCGGACCGCGAAGCTCATGAGCATCGACGCGTTCGAGGGCTGGCTGGTCAACATGCTGGCCGGCGACATCGCCCGCGCCATCGACAACTACATCCTGAACGACGAGACCAACGGTATCGCGGCGATCACATGGACCAGCAACACGAACCAGATCGTGTCCGCCACCTACACATATCCGAAGGTCTGCGACATGATCGCGCTGCTGCCTGCGGCCTATGACGCCGAGGCGAAGTTCCTGGTCAACAAGAAGACCCTCTACACGAAGATCGCGCAGATCGTCGACTCCACCGGCAATCCGATCTTTGTGCCGGACACCATTTCCGGTGTGGGCGGCCGCCTGATGGGCTACCCGGTCGTGGTGGACGACTACGTCAGCTCCGACAACGACGCCCTGTACCTGGGCCGCTGGACCGACGTCGTCGGCAACCTGAGCGAAGACATCCATGTGGATTCTGACGAGAGCGCCGGCTTCACCGCGAACAGCATCATGTACCGCGGCGTGGCCGTGTTTGACTCTAAGCCCGCGAAGGCTGACGCCATCGTGCGCCTGGTCAGCACCACAGCCTGATAACGGTCTGACGGCGACGGCCTTCAGATAGCCCGGACGTGCTTTGATCCTTTCCACGTCCGGGCGCTTTCTTTGGAAGGATCGGAAAGGATCGAAAAATGAAAACGATGATTGCTATCCCTTGCATGGACACGATGCCGTATGAGTTCGTGGAAAGCCTCTACCGAATGAAGACAGTCGGCCAGATCCGGCCGGCTTTTCTCAGCGGATCACTGATCTACAAAGCCCGGACCGACCTGGCGCTGATGGCGGTGCATGAGAAGGCGGACTTCGTCCTGTGGATTGACAGCGACATGGTGTTCGCGCCGGACCTGATGATCGACCTGATGGCCGACATGGAGGGGCGCGACATGGTCGCCGGCATCTGCCACATGCGGAGGCCGCCGTTCACACCGGTGCTGTACTCGAAGCTCCGGGCGGGCATTACGCCCGCGGAGAATGAGCACCAGAAACTGACCGAATACCCGATGGACATGCCGTTCCAGGTGGAGGGCTGCGGGTTCGGATGCGTGATGATGCGGACTTCGGTGATCGAGGCCGTGATCGACAAATACCACGAACTGTTCGCGCCGCTGCCGGGATACGGCGAGGATCTGAGCTTCTGCATCCGCGCACGCAACTGCGGGATCGACATCTGGGCGGATCCGAAGGTGCAGCTGGGACACAAGGCGAGCACAATCATCAATAAAGACACATTCGAGGCGTTTCGCCGTGAAGGCGGCGCCATTGACTAAACGGAGGGATGCACAATGCTGAGCGAGTGCAGACTGGCGCTGAGGATTACCACCGATGCGTATGACGGAGAGCTTGCCTCCCTGATGGACGCTGCGGCCAGCGACCTGAAGATCGCCGGCGTGATGCTTCCCGGATCGGTTTCCTTCGAGACGGAGAGCACGGAAACGGATGGGGTGACAACGTACACGATCGTGGACAAGAGCACGCTGAAAGACAGGCTTGTGCAGCGGGCGATTTTCACATATGTGCGGATGCACTTCGGAAGCCCGAACGACTACGACCGGCTGAAGGAAAGCTACAACATCCAGAAGGTCCAGCTGATGCACGCGGACCGCTATACCGAATTCTACGGCGGTGATGACAGATGATGCGGGCGGACGTGATCGGACTGATCACCGAAAACCGGACGGGCCACGGCGTGCACGAAGCCGTCACCGATACGGAACGGACCGTGATGTGCACGGTGGAGAGCGTCCGGAGGAGCGAGTATTACGACGCGACGAACGCAGGATACCGGCCGGAGTATGTATTCAAGCTGGCGATCGCGGACGACTACCGGAAGGAGCGGATCGTGAAGTTTCACGGGCAGAAGTTCCGGGTGGTGCGGACGTACCTGACGGATGATGACGGTATTGAAATCACGGTCGAAAGGAGTGACGAACGTGGCACGGACGAGACAGAACCGGACAGCGACAGCTGAGACGGTAACGGTGAACGCGATGGACAAGATCGTCGCGAAACTGAACACGCTGGAAGGCATTGAGTTTACGAAAGACGCCTGGGTGAACAAGGCGCCGGAGAACTACGGCGTGGTGCGGCTCAGCGGCGAAGCGCGGCAGATGTGGGCGGACGGCCACCTGACGGACTCCGCGTGGACTGTGGTTGTGGACGCATATGTGAAGGACGACAGCGACGGATACCCGGCGATGATCCAGGAGAAACTGGAAGCGCTGGAGGATGAAGGAACGGTCGACCTGACGCACACAAACAACCGCGAGTATGACTATCAGCTGGGGAAAGTTCACTGGTGGTGGATGGTGATTATGTACGGTCCGCTGCAGTGGGAAGAACCGGCACCGACGCCGCAGACACCTGCGGAACCGGCGGAAGAACCCGCGGGGGAGTGATGAACAATGGCGCGGTGTGAATACAGCGCCGGCGAGGGATTCGACAACACGCTGACTGTCCTGGGACGAACTGCTGTCCGCGAAATCGTAACGGCTGGCGCTGAGGCATGTGTCCAGGAGACACAGAAGGTCATCAATGACTACCGGCACGTTGTGACAGGCAGCATGATGTCTCATGTGGCGCCCGGAAAGTATCACGAAGATCTTGGAAGCGGATGGGTGGAAGTCTATCCGCAGGGCGAGGACAGCCGCGGTGTCAGCAACGCGAAAAAGGCGTTTGTGATCAACTACGGCCGCGGAGGCCGGAGAACGGAAAAGACCGGCGACAAGTTCATCACGGGACATAAGGCAACCATGAGCGAGATCGTATCAAAGGCCATGCAGGCAGAGAGCGACCGGCTCATAAAACAACTGAACGGAGGGTAACACACTATGGCGAAGATCGGACTGAAATGCCTGACTTACGCGCCCTTCACCACCGGCGGAGAGTATACGTCGATCACATACGGCAACGGCGCCATGCTGAACGACTACATGATCCGGGCGGATATCAACGAGGAGCGCGGGGACAATCCTTTCTATGCGGACGATCACAAGATCGACGCGGACAACAGCATGAACGGCGCGACGCTGGGCCTTGAACTGGCGAACCTGACGGACGATCTGGAGAAGACGTTCCTGGGCTATGTGTCCGCCACGAGCGACC